TTAGCGGCGGTGATGACCGTATCCCGAAAGGTGCCGCGTGGGTCTTCGATACTGCCGAGCGTCGAGCAGGAGCCAGCCAGATGGAAGATGACGTCCGGCCTCGGAAGCTCCATCAGGATCTCTTCGGCGTTCCCCCAGGCGAGGTTCGTGCCGGTCTTCTTGTCGGCACCCATGACCGCGAAACCACGATCCTTGAGGGCATTCACAAGATGCGCGCCGACGAAACCAGCGGAGCCGGTGACGAGTGCTCTCATCGCTTCCTCATCCAGAAACTCCCGGGCCACCTAGACGGCGTGTATGACGCGAAGGTTTTCTCCAGCAACTCAGGAGACGACTGCTGCATCTGGTGGCTCGACCAGAGAACCTCCCATTCCCCCGTCTCGAGGAGCGCCTCGAGATACTCCTGCTCGTCGTACCCACGGTCACGCCATGACTCGGGGTACGAGTCAGGTAGGAAGATGTCATGAACATGCACAACGACACCGGAGCGGAGCGAGGGGAGGATACCTCCGTACAGAAGGTCCACATCGTTTCCTGGCATCCATTTGTGGCTGGAGTCGATGAACAGGATGTCGCCTTCGACAAGCCAGTCAAACAACCCAAGTGGGGCGTCCTCAAGGCGCATCTTGCGATGGTCGACGACTGGGTCGAGGACTGCCCTTGGGTCAGGGTCGATGGCGACGAGAGTGCCACCATATCCATCCCTGAGGTTGATACGCATGGCCGCGAGCGAGATGGCGGTGGAGTTGCCTGACCCGATCTCGATGATCTTGCTGGGGTGGAACGTGATGACCATCGCGTAGAGGATCTCGGCATCGACCGACCCGAACCAGGTGTTCTCGACGTCGTAGCCAATCGCCTCGAAGTCGGGAGAGAGCCTCCCCGCGACCTCTATCACCGCAGATATTCCGCGAAGTACTCCACCGACTTCGCGATGCCCGCCTCCAAAGGCAGGAGCAACTCACCGATCCCTAGCGGCCCCAGCGTCACGGGATCGCCGATGACGATGGAGTTGGCATCCTCGCCGGGACGCATCGGAAGGTGGACCACGTTGACTATCGGACCACCCTGCCTGGCGACTTCCGCCACCACGAGATGGGCGATGTCGTTGACCGTGGTCCGTCTACCCGTCCCGGCCTCGAAGGTTCCTTGGGAGCCGTCACGGTCGGTCTTCTCCAGCGCCGCGACGAGGATGTTCGCCACGTCCTCGACGTAGATCATGTCCATGATCTGGGAGCCGTCCCCGTAGATCTCGATGTTCTCGCCGGTCAAGGCGCGGCAGATGAAGCTGGGCATGACCTTGCGGACCTTGGAAGGTCCGAACGGAGCCGCTGCCGTCTGTCGAGGGCCGTAGGCGTTCAGGGCGCGAACCACCGTCATGCGGCTGCCCCGGAAGCGCACGAACATCTCCACGAACCGCTCGACCGTGTTCTTGGTGATCGAGTAGGTGTTGTTCATCCAGTAGTTGCCGACGGCGATGTTGACCAGCGGCACGTCGTACTGGGCGCACGCTTCGAGGACGTTCAGCCCACCGAGGATGTTCGTCTCCGCCGCAGGACGAGGGTTCTTGATCGTCTCCTGTGTACCGAGAACGCCAGCCAGGTGGATGACTCCATCGGCATGGGAGACGGCTTCGGTGACGGAGGTGGCGTCCCGGATGTCACCGAGGACAAGGGTTGCCCCTTTGGCCGGTTCGCGATATCGGGTGTCGAGAACGGAGACGTCATATCCTCGTCCAAGGAGTTCCTCCACGGCATAGCGACCGATGAAGCCGTTGCCCCCTGAAACAAGAACAGTCTTCACGCCTCTCCCTTTCGCAGCCATCCGCCGATGTGCATCGTCAGCAGGAACTCGTCGCGCCACTCCCTCGTGTACGCCTTGCCGGCATCGGTTGCGAGGAAGTCAACGATAGCTGGCTGGACTCCATGAACATCAGTCCAGATCGAGAGTTCCGGCTCGTCCACGATCCCGTCCTCGACCACGAAGTAGCAGCCGGGGGTCACGAACTGGTCGTACAGGCGCAGGGCCGCGCTCGTCACGTCGTAGGTGTGAGCGGAGTCCTCGACAACCATCACCCGGTCGCCGCCGCTGATCTGGGAGGCGATGTCGTCGATGACCTTCTGGTCCCGTAGATCACCCTGTATCTCGATCACGCCACGGTACTCAGGCATCTCACTGCGGTTTGTATCGACGGTGATGACCCAGGCTGGCCTTTCGACGATGGCGACCATCTGGTCGTGGAACCACATCGCGCTGCCACCCTCACAGGTGCCCAGCTCGATGATCACGTTGGGCCGCGTCTCCTCGATCACCTTCTGGTAGGTGCGGAGATCCTCGGGGAACTTGATGAGTTGGCGACCCCGGTAGCGGTCATTGAAGTGCTTGGTTAGACGCCACTTCCAGAAATCCCGCAGCGACTGGTCGAGGTTGACCTCTTTGATAGACACGTTCCCTCCGAACATCGGATGAGGAGTTACGCGGCGGCCAGGGAAGGGGGGACAGCCCAGACCGCCGCGAGGTGAATGCTACTCCCGCCACCTCATTATTTGACTCTCGTCAACAGGCTTCTACCATGGCCTAAGCCTCATCGTAGCTGTAGTTGACCGTCTGCTGTGTCCAGTTCCCCGGACCAGCAGTCGCCGCCACCTGGAGCTGAAGTGCCAAGTACTTGGTGTACGAGCCGGTCTGGGCGGCGGTGTATCGATCGAGGTCCCAAACCGCCTTGTTGCCGGCGGTGTAGGTCGTCGCGTTCGCGTTGGCGATGGTCGACGCCGCCGTGGTGCCCACCTGGTACGTCACGAACGACCCGGTGAAGTTCAGCGTCGTGGACGTGTCCACGGTGCTGTTGAACCACACCTTGAAGCTCTGGACATAGTTCGCGGGGGTGGCGGTGATCTTGAGCCGGACCCACTTCTCGTAGGAGTTGGTGCCGACCGTGATCGGGTTGGCCTGGCGGTTCGCCAGGGTGTTGGTGGCGTTGTCAGCCGAGATCAGGTCGATACCAGTCACGGAGTCCGTGACGGTCGGGCCTGCCCCGAATGAACACGCCAGAACGAGCGTTGCGGCCATGTAGTTTCTCCTCTGCTAGGCCCTAGTCCGAGGAAGACTTGGCTGGAGTCTTGGGCTTGGAAGCTTGCGACTGTCCCGCCTCCGTGGTGGGCTGCTTGTTGTCGATGCTCACCTCACGCGCCGTCGGAAGGTCGTCGAGAACGACGACACCCAGAGGCGTGTTCGCCATGAGCTTGTTGTACGGGTTGTCCTCGTCATTGGGATCGCCGATTGGTGCCCGACCTTCATCAAGCCGCGCCTCGTTCACTGGCTTCCAAGGCATGCCGGCGAGCGCCAACTTGTTGATGTTGGCCCTTGACATGGACTCCTTGATGTTCAGCCGAGTGAAACGGAAGGCGAGATTGTTCGCGTCGCCACCGAACGACTCGTCCCAGACGATCTCCCGCGTGAAGTAATCCTGTACGAGCGCGAGCAGCGGACGGAGACCCCGATCCTCGGTCATCTCCATCTGCGTCTCTGACGTTGCCCTGTTGACGTCCATGGTCAGGCCAAGGTCCTGGGGAGCGATGCCGTACACAGCGGCGATCTTCCTGACCAGGTAGATGAGCCATTCCTGGTACTGCATCTCTCGGTTGGAACCACGGAAGGGGACGAACTTCGCCCCCTTCGTGCCACCGATGAAGGCCATCGCTCCCTTGCCAGCCACTTCGGAAGTCCAGTAGGACTTGAAGCCCTCGATCTGCTCTGGGCGAGCACCTTCGCCAAGGTCTAGAAGACCGTCGGGGGCTGCATTGGTGACTTGGCGGGAGTTGTACAGGGCACCGTTGACTTCGGAGTCGATGGTCAGCCGCAGGGTCTCGAGGGGCGACAGACCCATCACCGAGTAGGTGCGCGGGTTCGCCATGATGTAGACGAGGTCCTCGTTCTTGAAGGGCACCTCGTACTGGGGCGTCGGCACCCACCAGTAGCGCGTCTCATCCTCGTCGCCGTCCCAGACGTTGTTGACCCGGATCTTGGCTCCATCGACGGAATGCAGGGCACACACCTGACCACCCAGCGTGCGCTCCTTCTCGATGGTCCCGGCGTCGAGGACCAGGATGTCCTCGAGGATCGGCTCGACCCACGACCGGAATGACTCGACGGCGAGGTTGGGGCGATTGAACAGGTCGCGGAGGTCTGCCTGGAGACCCTCGTTGAACGGCTTGGCCTGGTCGAACGGGACGACGTCCCACTCAGCCGAACTGACCTGGGCCTTGCGGATGTTGACGGCGGCCCTGACCCACTCCGAGTGCTCGGCCCAGTTTCGGAACAGGGCACCCGACGACTTCCCCACCCTGCCTCGCTCCTGGAAGATGAGCGTGCTGCTGCCGGGTGGTAGGTTCTTGGGACTCGTCCGATACGAGCGTGTAAGGAAATCTGAGACAACACCCATCAGCGAAGCTCCCGAAAGTGCGCCGCAAGGATGCGATCCTGCTGGGCGTTGATGAAGTCAGCCTCGGCTCGCTTGTTGGCTTCCGCGATGGCCTCTTCGTAGGTCAGTCGAAAGGTTTCGATGCCAGCGAGCAGGGCTGCGATGTAGTCCGGCACGACTCTCTTCCCATCTCTGAACTCAAGTTCCACGTCTACCTCTTCAGACTGCCGTAGTAGAAATCGGTTCCGCCGAGATCCATCGAATAACCTAAAGCGTCGATAAAATCGTCGTGGCCCTTGGGGAATGACAGCATCTCGGTCTCGAATGCCGATCCGCGCAACGTGACGTGGTGATGGACCTTGTGGGCCTCGTACTTCGCCGCGACGGCCCTAGCCCTGGTCACCTTATCGATATCCGCCTTCTTGCCCTCGATGGGGATCTTGGGATAGGTCTCCATCACTTCCTGGATGAGGGTCGACTGGAACTGCTGGCTCTCGACGATGACGAGACCGATGTTCGGGTAGGCCAGCCAGCCGTCGTAGATGAACTCGGCATGGTGGCTCTCGCGCTTGTCGCGATAGGCCGACAGGACGAAGAAGTCGCCCTTCTGGGAGCAATCCGTCTGGCACACGTCCTCGGCGGTCGTGGCCCTGGCCGTGAAGTCGGCCCGCTCTCGGATCGAGGAGGCCAGGTCAACACCCATGCGGAGGGTGTAGCTGTGGCCCTCCGGCATCGTCTGGAAGTGGTCGAACGGGCCGTGGAAGATGTTGCCCTCGAGCAGGCCGCTGATGTCGTTCTGGTAGGAGCATGAGAAGAGGGCCGACCCCATCTCCTCCTTCTCCTTGAGGAGGCGCTCGACCGGCCAGTATTCAGGCCAGTAGGACGTGAGATTGCCCGTTCCGTCATCGGTCAACGCTGACACGATGTGGCCCTTCCAGCCGAAGCCACCATCCACCGTGGGGCGCATGAACTGCTCGTAGAGATCGTCCTCGCCCCACCTGGTGCCGATGACCACGACCGCCCCGTCAGGAGCCAGGCAGGGCTTGAGGGTCTTCTTGAACCAGACCTCGACG